ACTGCACTTCAATAGTGTAAAAGACATCATCAGACTCTGCAGGAACAGGTCGAATATTTAAAACATCTAAATATTGACCGTTATTTGTGCGAGTATTATGCCAAGGACTTGACGAAATATAAGTTGCCATTAGATAAATCCTACTCCGTTATTGTTTGCATAGCCACCAGCAACAAACTTATCAAGACTGAAAGACTGCACAGCACGCCTGCTGTATGTAGGCATACATTGTACCATTATTTGACTTCTTACAGGAACCCAAGTTCCTTGTGGTCCAATATCAGGAACATGAATATAATCTACATCATTGGGCATATCAACTGAAAAGACTGTAACGACTACAGGACCATTTTTAAGTACAAAGTCTCCGTAACCGTTGAGTCTTACAACAGGAGGCGGAGAACCTTGATTGCTTGTATTACCGTATGCCATTTTAGTTACACTTCTTAAGTAATGTATTGCAGCTATCCAATATTTTGCTTCGTCTGTATTCTCAACTAAAAAATCACCTGTAATTGTAATATTATCCACAGCACTGCTTTGATAAACTGGAAAAGGATAATTACTATGCGTAGGTTTTAATTGACTATACTGAGCAGAATGTTGCAAAATAATTTGAGGTGTGAACGGAAAAATCATTCCGTTAGTTTCGTTTAATTTTGTACCCAAAGGACCAGGTAAATTAAAATTAGTAGGAATGCTCAATCTAACACGCCAATCACCAGGATCCTGGCTAGCCCAAGATCCTTCTGCAAAGGAAGCACCGCCAGGCATGCCAAATAACGGTAAGTTGACAGCACGAAGTAATCTACCGAAACCGGAAGCGTTTGCTATTTCTCCAACAACTTGTTTTCCAACATCTACAACTGCATTGCCAATGCTTTGTCCCCAAGATGCTGCCGATCCAACAAGATTACTAACAGATTGTTGTGGAGAGATGCTATTACGCTGTTGTGATCTGGTTGTTGATGATGATGCACGGGTACCTGATAAAACTGGATTGCCGCTGCTGTCTCTGACTGGATTACCATTGCTATCTACCACTGCCATATTTTTGTCTCCTATATACATTATTTAGTTGACAAAATTATCTACGTATATTATAATAGTTAAAATAATCGGAGAAACTATGGCTAGAAAAGTAAATTACTTAAACAATAAAGATATATTAAAAGAAATACATAAGTCAAAAAACACATTTTGTAGTTATGTAGACCCAGAGTGTGCTCAATATGACATTATTCTACCAAGTATAGAAAAAATTAATATTAGAACAATAGCAGAAGCAAAAAGAAATCAAGCAAAGCGACTTCAGCATGAAGACTTTGATGCAAGGAAAGCAGCAGGCGAAAAAATTAAACTAGCTGAATGTGAAATAGATTATCGAAAAATAGAAAAAACAAATCTAGTCTTTCGTATTATGACGTTTGATCATATTCCTGAAGAGCCTGGACGTAAGAAGAATCCTAAAACTGTTGCTGATACCAAGATTAAATTAAACTTTCCTCCTTTCCAGCATTACAAGTTTAACGATGACGATGAACTTGTTTGTGTAGGTAAATCGCACTGGCAGGGTGGCATGGAGAACGGTTACTTTAACAAAGATCACGGACGGGCAACAAACAAGCTTGCACTTATGTGGATGAAACTGTGCGATCGTTATGCTACCCGTGGTAATGTTCGTGGTTACACATACAATGATGAAATGCGAGGACAAGCAATCCTGCAACTTGCACAAATAGGACTACAATTCGATGAATCAAAATCTCAAAATCCTTTTGCTTATTACACTGCCGCTGTCACTAACTCTTTTGTCCGTGTCATTAACATTGAAAAACGAAATCAAAACATACGTGATGACATATTGGAACAAAACGGATTAAATCCTAGTTATACGAGACAACATGCAGGCGAATGGGAAGCTGCTGTAAAAAGAGAGACTGACAGTAATTAAAAAATCTCTTGACATGTGTCAAAAAACCTGTTATAGTAATACAGCAAGATAAAGGAATCTAAATTTGTTTAAAAAAGCAGCGGTGTTTACAGACATCCACTTCGGACTAAAAGGCAACAGTCGTGTACACAATGACGACTGTGAAGAGTTTATTGATTGGTTTATTGAACAAGCACAAGCAAACGGTTGTGAGACTGGCATCTTTTGTGGTGACTGGCATCACAACCGTAACAGTCTTAACTTAACAACCATGGATGCAACAATTCGTAGCATGGAAAAGCTAGGCGCGGCGTTTGAAAAGTTTTACTTTTTTGATGGCAATCACGACTTGTACTATAAAGACAAACGTGATGTAAACTCGACAGCGTTTGCACGTTATATTCCAGGTATTACATTTGTAGATAAGATTCATATTGAAGATGATGTTGCACTTGTGCCTTGGCTGGTAGGCGAAGAATGGAAGAAGATCGAAAAGATCAAAGCCAAGTATATGTTTGGTCACTTTGAACTTCCTAGTTTCTATATGAACGCCATGGTTCAAATGCCTGATCACGGAGATTTAAGACCGCAACATTTTAAGAATCAAGACTATGTGTTCTCAGGACACTTCCACAAACGTCAAGTACAAGGCAAGATTCATTATATTGGTAATGCGTTTCCGCACAATTATGCAGATGCAGGTGATGATGAACGTGGTATGATGATTCTTGACAAAGAAAATGGATTAGAGCCGCAATATCTTAATTGGTGGAATTGTCCTAAGTATCGTACAGTTAAACTAAGCGATTTGTTAGACGACATTGAAGGTATTATTAAACCTAAAATGTATCTACGTGTTACTATTGACAAGCCTATATCATACGAAGAAGCACAGTTTATTAAAGAAACGTTTATTAGTCAATACAACTGTAGAGAAATCAGTCTTATTCCACAAAAACAAATGGAAGAAATTTCTACAGAACTTGATATCCAACAATTTGAAAGTGTAGATCAAATTGTTGCAGGAGAAATATCTGCACTTGATACTGACAGCTACGACAAAAAGACACTTTTGGACATTTACAACGAGCTATGATTAAAATTAAAGACTTAACAGTAAAGAATTTTATGAGTGTGGGTAATCAAACCCAGGCTGTAGACTTTAACAGAGAGCAACTTACTCTTGTACTAGGTGAAAACTTAGATCAAGGCGGTGACGATAGTGGTAGCCGTAATGGTACAGGTAAAACAACTATCATTAATGCACTAAGTTATGCACTCTATGGAACAGCATTAACTAACATTAAACGCAATAACCTTATTAACAAAACAAACGGTAAGGGCATGTTAGTTACACTGCATTTCGAAAAGGACGGACAAGACTATCGTATTGAACGAGGTAGATCTCCCAATGTTCTCAAGTTCTTTGTAAATGAACAAGAACAAGAAATGACAGACGAATCACAGGGCGATAGTCGCAAGACACAAGAATATATTAACGACCTGTTAGATATGAGTCACGATATGTTTAAACATATTGTTGCATTGAACACCTATACAGAACCGTTCTTAAGCATGAGAGTAAATGATCAACGTGCTATTATCGAACAGCTACTTGGTATTACTATTTTGTCTGAAAAAGCAGAAGCACTTAAAGAACAAGTGCGTGTAACTAAAGATGCTATAACAGAAGAAACTCTAAAAATTAATGCTATTCAAACTGCTAATGAAAAGATCAAAGAAAGCATTAGCACACTCGAAGGCAGACAACGTGCTTGGATTTCTAAGCAGAAACAAGATTGCGAAAAACTTGTACAAGCTATTGCACAATTAGAAGAATTAGACATCGATACAGAGCTAGACGCACACGAAAAACTACAAAACTGGAACGAGTTAAATGCAGCAATTGTGGCTCTTAATAAAGAAAAAAGCACACTAGACTCTGCACTGTTACGTGCAGATAAATCTGTTGAAAAGGCAGAAAAAGACATCGCAAATCTCGACGATGCTACTTGTTATACTTGTGGACAAGAGCTTCATGCTGACAAAAAAGAAGAAATTTTGTCTAGAAAAAGCAAAGAATTAAACGATGCATTGGCCTATCAAACGGAAGTAAGCACAAAATTAAAAGACGTTGTTGCAGGACTAGAAGAAATTGGAAATATCAACGGACGTCCTAATACGTTTTATGAAACTGCTAAAGAAGCATACGAACATAGACAAAATGTTGACAGTTTAAAACAAGCACTTGAATCAAAACAAGAAGAAGCAGATCCATATCACGAGCAAATTGAAGATTTAACAAAAAAAGCATTGCAAGATATCGACTGGATGCCTGTAAATGAGCTTACAAATTACAAAGAGCATCAAGAGTTCTTGTTGAAATTGTTAACAAATAAGGATTCGTTTATTCGCAAAAAGATTATTGATCAAAATCTTGCATACTTAAACAACAGACTTACATATTATCTTGACAGACTAGGCTTACCACATCAAGTGCTGTTTCAAAACGATCTAAATGTCGAAATTACACAATTAGGACAAGATTTAGACTTTGATAACTTGTCAAGAGGTGAGCGTAACAGGCTTATACTTGGTATGAGCTTTGCATTTAGAGATGTTTGGGAAAGTTTATATCAAAACATCAACTTACTGTTCATTGACGAACTTATCGATAGCGGTATGGACACTGCTGGTGTAGAAAATGCGCTAGGTGTGCTCAAGAAAATGGGCAGAGAACGTGATAAAAATGTTTACTTGATCAGTCACAAGGACGAATTAGTAGGTAGAGTTAATCACGTGATGAAAGTTGTAAAGGAGAATGGTTTTACGTCATATGCGAATGACATAGACATTATAGAATAATGATAGACGACGATACACACGATCAGCTAACAAAGGCATACATGGCTTATTTTAAGGCAAATGAGAAGTTTGAGGCTCGTAATTCTGTACGGACACACAGAGAAGCAAGGCGCTGGTTAAGAAAAATTAGAGATCTTGCAAAGGCTCGTATGGAAGAAATACACGAAAAACATCGAACCAAAACAGACGAAGGCAACTAATAGGCAACGGTAAGTAAGTTCATGCAGTGGACTTACAATGGACAAACGATTGACACAATACCAGACGAATATGAAGGCTTTGTTTATCTCATCACAAATACAACCACTGGGCAAAAGTACATAGGCAAAAAACTAGCAAAGTTTAAAACAACCAAGCCACCACTCAAAGGCAAGAAAAACAAAAGACGTGGACACAAAGAGTCAGACTGGAAAGACTATTGGGGATCATCTGATAGACTCAACGCTGACGTCACTGCACTAGGCCCAGAAAACTTCACAAGAGAAATATTATACCTATGCAAATCACGGGCAGAAATGTCCTACATAGAGGCAAGAGAGCAATTTGACCGCCGTGTATTAGAGACGGATGAATATTATAACGGAATTATTAATTGTAGAGTTGGCGGTTCCGATAAATTGCGCAAGGCACTACTAGAGCAGGCAAAACAATCCAACACATAAGGTTGGCGGGCCAGTTTAGAAATACCGCTGTGGAAAAAGCATCCTTAATCGGAGCACACGTAACACGTTGATCGACTCACCAGAGTGAGGAAGCCATCAGACAAATTGGGCTACTGGTTGACGTAGATAGAATGTTGGCTGTCGAAAAACTGCACATTGTACATAAAAACCGTATGCACAGGAACGAAGCAACGGGTAAAAGTATAGTGTATTAGCTATAATTTAAAATTATTGCTTATAAGCTATATTTTGATGTCGACGTAGGTTGGGAAAGGTCA